ACATTGCTGAAGAAATAGAAACTAAAACAGAAGAAGAAATAATTGGTGAAGTAGTCGAACCAATAACTAAACCAGCACCACCCCCTGATGGGACAGTTCCTCCTGGAGATAGTGGAGATGGAACTGGTAAAAAAGCAAAACGACCTTTTAGAGAAATTATTTTAAAATGGGTAGGTGCTCCGCTTCAGTTCTTTGGAATGCGTAATGCTGACGGCAGCTATATGTATCCTAAAATTAGAAAAATTATTGAAGACTACCAATTAAGAGATCAAACACTTTCAACTAGAATTTCTAAAATATTTAAAAGTTTCTCAGATACTGTTAGAGAAGTTGGAAAAGAAGAATGGGCTGATGTTTCAGCAATTGTTGTACAAGGGGACAGAGAAGGTAAACGATACCGAACGGCTCAATTACAAGAAGGTATTACAGTTATTGATAGTGATGGGAATGCAAGGATAGTAAAATTATCAGAGGTCGGAATTAAAGGATACCATAAGACAAGAGATACTCTTGATACACTTGGTCGTATGATCAACGAGCATAATGCGAAGATGAAGATCAAAACAAGAAAACGCTATAATGCTTTAATGAAAGAGGCAGTAGAATTATTTAATAGCCAAGAATTAGTTATTAAAAAATTACCAACAGTTGAATTTAAACCCATTAAAGATGAAAAAGGAAGAAGAGTTATTGGTTATGATGTAACTGTTGGCTACGAGCCATCCTTTAGAGTAATGATGAGTGAGTTTAAGGGAGTTGATACTGGAACTTTACTTAAACAACGCATTAAAGACAGTTCAAAAGTTAAAAATATTCAAGCAAAAATCATCGCTGAAAGGCAACGAAAATTTAAAGAAGAGATTGAGTCTATTGATTTTGAAGAAGAGTATAACAAGAGAGATGCTATATTCTACAAGTTAAGTCAAATGAAAAGATTGCCTAAAAAACATAGGCTAGATGAAGATGCATTAAATGATCTTTATAATCAACTTAGAGAAATTGAAAAAAAAATAGGATACACAAAACGAAACACCCCACTTGATGCATTAATTGTTTCATTAGATATTGAGTCAAGTCGACTTAAACCTGATATGGATATTATGACCAATGAAGGTTATCTACCTCACATATGGTACGGAAGCCATAAAGTTAAACTTGTTAAAACATTAGAAGACGGAACAAAATTAACTAAACATTTAACTAACCCTGATATTGGATATTGGAAAACAGAGGCAGAGGCACAAGCCTATGCTGAAAAATTCATAGAAGATAATCCTAAATTTACTGGTGATGAGATTGTTATTGAAAACCGAGGGACAACCTGGGCTGACGATGGTTTTTCATACCGAACAATACCAGATGATGTTTTTGTTAAACTTGCAGAAAAAATTCCAGCCGATGAATTGGAAAATGTAAAGACTGGGAAACAATCTTTATATGAACTACTTAATAAATATGGGCTACATTCAGAAGCTAGAAGATTAAAACCTTCATTTGAAAAAGAAAGATTAAACGCTGAAGGATATTCAACTGACACAGCTAAAGTTGTCGGATCGCATATTCAAAATGTTTTACGCTATCTTAAATTAGATGAATTTAAATATGACGCATTTGAAGCCTTACAAGAATTAGAAAAAGAAGGCGATCCATTAGAGGGTGATTTTAGAAAATATGTTGATGATCTTATAGGAACAGAGAGAGGTTTTGAAAAAGGCTTTGATAGAGCAATGGATGTTTTTTTTGAAGCTACAGATAAAGGAATTTCAAAGTTAACACAAGGTAAAGTAAAAGGCATCAATCGTGCTGGGTTGACTGCTGGGATGACAGGATTACTTACTGCTGGAGTAGCAGGTATTTTTTCTGCCCCTACTCTAGTTACTGTCGGACTTGCTGGTGGGTTTTCTTACTTAGTCTACACTAAAGTTAAAGCATTCCAAGATGCAGGAATAGTCACAGGTGAGGGTAATGCAAAAATCTTTGATCCTTTTATTCAATCTACATTAAGTATATCTGCACATACAAAACTTGGTATGTTATTCAACTTAATGTCACCGATCGTTAACTTATCGCAAACTGTTATTAATACAGCTTCTATATTTAATTATAATGAAACATTTCAATCTATGAATATTGTTCGTAGATATATGATAGCAAAACTTACAAAAAGTGATCCTGCTTTCACAGAAAAATGGGATGCATTATTTGATGATGGTGGAGTCGAAGTCGATCAAACATTATTTACCGATGCTCAAGACATGAATCTCGCTAGAAGTCGATTGGAAAGAACTTCAATGTACTTCTTCCAAAAAGCAGAAACAATCAACAGAATGGTTGCTTATGTTGCTGGTTATAATCGTGCTATTAATTCTGGTAAAACTGAAGCACAAGCAAAAAGAGAAGGCCAGTTAGCGTGGAATAAAACTCAATTCTATTATGACAAGTCAGATACATCTGAAGTATTAAGAATTAAAGGTCTTAAAGTAGGAACTCAATTTAAAAACTTCTTATTCAAACAAATCGGATTCACGATGGGTATTTGGAGTGCTGCTTTTGATGCAAGAACTTTAGAAAAAACTGATGGTACTTTTGAAACTAAAGAAGAAGCTGTAGCTCGTGCTAAAGAAATGAAGAAAGCTGTTGTTAAACAGCTAGTACATGTCTTCTTTTTAGCTGGAGCGATAGGAATGCCAGGATTACAACTTCTTGACTGGTTAATCAGATTGTTGAGTGGAGCTATTGATGATGAGGAATATTCACCAATGGCAGAATTGACAAGATGGAATTTAGAGATGCATTCTAAAGGCGAGGCTCAAGGTATTATGGCTGATTTATTAATCAAAGGTGCTCCTACTTTAATTGGTCAAGATCTTTCTGCTCGTGTCGGTTTAGGAAATAGATTTATTCCTTACAACGACAGATTAAGTTTTGGTGATAATATGTTCGATCAATTTAAGGGACCATGGATTTCAACCTTAAATAACCAAAAAACACTAGCTGAAAGTGGAGCCACATTAGGAGATATGGCGGTTAATGTATCTTCTGGTATTGGTAAGCCACTTAAAGCAATTGAAATGTTAGCTGGAGGTAAAGACTTATCAAGTGTGGTCTGGGAACCAAATTCTATTGGTCAATATGCTGAACTTGTTATGCACGGAATCGCTAATCCGTCAGGGAGAGTATACACCTCTGGATATAAAAAAGGACAAGTTGTTACTAAAGATGTGAGCTTGTTAGATATTATTAATTATGCAATTGGTGGTCGTCCAGTATCTTTCTCTAGAGAGAGTGATTTAAATTATTTACTACAATGGGATGATAAAATTGTAGATAAGAATGTTCAAAGAATTTATACTAAAATGGCCAGGGCATATACTCAGTATGCTAAAACTAATCCAGATAAATTCAGAGAAACACTAACTTATCTTTATGAAGAGGCTTACGAAAAACAAATTCCAATTAACAAAGCAACAATTAAGAGAATGTTCCAAACTCTTCAAACTCCAAGAGTATACAATGCAATTAAACGAGTTAGAAAATCAGAACGACCAGAATACTTTAAATATATAGAAGGATATACATTATAATGGCTACCCAATCACAAAGAAATGCTGACGCAATTATTGAATTAGATAAGAAAGTAGCCATCCTTTCTCACGATTTAGAGCTAATTCGTGATAATCATTTAGAGCATCTCTCTAAAGAAGTTCAAAGTCTTCATAAAAGTGTTAACCAGCTATTCAAATTAGCTGTTGGTTTTGCTATTATGTTAGCTGTCATATTTGCAGAAACTGTCCAGTCAATTCTGGGTATTCTGCTTTAACAAACTGGTCATGCTCGGTTTGGATATGAATGCCAACTTGTCGTCTATGTGGACAACAAAAATTAAAAAAACATTTCTATGTTAATAACACACATAGAAAGAATCCAACACTTGATGCTTGTCGAGATTGTAAAAATATTCAATTAAGGGAAAGATATTCTAAAACTGTTGAAAGTTTTTTAAGAAGAAAACTTAGTCATAGCAGAAGATCTAAAGGTGTTCATGTAGATATTATATATTTACTTAAACTTTATAAAAAACAAAAAGGTCTTTGTGCTTTAACGAAAAGACCTATGACTAGGATACTAGGTAAAAATAAAAAGAGTAATACCAATATCAGTATTGATCGTATTAATAGTGATAAAGGGTATATGAAAAGAAATATTCAATTAGTTTGTGCTGATGTGAATATTGCTAAATCTGATTTAAAACAAAGAGAGTTCCTTGAACTCTGTAAATTAATTTCAAAACATAACTAGGAGAAACAAAATGCCGTTCGAGATGATTACCATGCTCGGATCCACAGTACTTGGTGGAGTCATGAGTATATGGTCACAAAACATTAAAGCTAAACAAGCTGAACAAAAAATGCTTTTGCAAAGAGCTAAAGTTCAAACTGAAGCATTTAAAGAAGCTAGAGAATATGAAAATGTTGGCTTTCAATGGACACGAAGAATCATAGCTTTAACTGCTGTTTTTGCAATTGTTGTATTACCAAAACTAATACCTCTGATTGCACCTGAAACAGAAGTCATTGTGGGCTATACAGAATTTAAACCTGGATTCTTATTCATTGAAGGTAAAGATGTAATGAGTTGGGTTCCGTTAAAGGGGTTAGTCATAACACCTTTGGACACTAACTTAGTATCTGCAATTATAGGATTATACTTTGGTGGATCATTGGTTAAAAAATGATCTGGCTAATCACGGCCATGTTGGTGTACTCGGATCCTCAAGATCCAGTTTACACCGACTACCTCACCAAATCTTTTGACACAAAAACAGAATGTTTAAATTATGTGTACTGGAATAAGGTTCACTTGGTCGATGGTATTTATGAAGCACATCGCTTTTTAGGAGAGGAAGAGTTAACAACATACGCTTTTTTCTGTGAAAATCGCTATGTAGCCTTAGAGGAAGTATGACCCAAAGAATTTCTCAATACAATCGTCCTAAAACTGGTGAAGTAAAAACATTCACTCAACTTGTGCAATTTTTAAAAGATAACGAAAAAAAAATGAGTAGGAAACCTAATGACAAAAAAAGAAACAAACCTGGCCGTAAGTGACAACTCGATAATTTCGCTCCCTATGAGGAACTTAATAGCCATCCTGGCCGCAGTCGCAATGGGAACGACCGCTTTTTTCTCCATTCAAGAAAGATTAAATCGTCAAGCTACAGCGATTGAATTAATGCAGAAAGATTTAGAAGCTGCAAACTTATTTCAAAAATCAGTAACTGCTGGAACAATGGTCAGCCCACAAATTAATGAAAGCATGATGCTAATAGAGTGGTTGAGTCGTACCCAGGAGGAGTTGCGTACTTATGTCAATTCTGAAATACCTGAATTGGCCAAAATGAATATGCAATTACAATTTATAGAAGAACGCATGATCGATGTTGAAACATTGATTGATAAATTAAGACAGAACGGAACACAATAATGAAAGAAACTTTATTCGCAGTATTACTAATTGTTAATGGTGGAGTAATAGAAACAGTCCCAACAGAGTCGATGCACGACTGCCTTAAGACCAAGCGGGTGGCTATGCAGAACATAAACGGAGTGTCTGAACAAGAAGGAATATATATGAAATGCCTGCAGGTAGAGGCAATCACAGAGATGGACATGGGCCGAAAAAGGATTGTTAAAATACTCACAGAAGATGTCCTCGGAAATTAAATTTTATTTAATAATTTACATCACGACCATACTTTTTATGTGGTCAACAACAGGAGTTTAATAATGGTAAAAAATATTATGATTATTATTGGGGTCATGGTCTGTACTTTAATGATATTTGGTTGGTTAATGGATCAAGCAATAGCCGACAATGATGTTACGAGTTCAGGGGCAACAACAAATGATCAAGTCAACTCAAGTGGCTCAAATACTGCCATCACGGGCGGATACAACAGCGAAAGTACAGTAAATTACCAAAGTGGTTCATCTTCTAACACGACCACTAATGCTACTACTAATAATAATTCTTATACTGGTGATAGTCGTGTGGTCCAGTCGACTACGGCTCCAAGTATCAGTAATATGTCACAGGATGTCTGTACTATAGGCATCGGAATCGGTGGATCTTCTTTTTCTTTTTCTGCAAGTATTGGAACAAGTAAAAGAGATTTAAATTGTGAAAGATTAAAACTATCTAAAGCACTTCATGATATGGGAATGAAAGTTGCAGCTATTGCCCTACTCTGTCAGGACTCAAGAATTTTCGCTGCCATGCATATGGCTGGGACCTACTGCCCTTATGATTCGGCTATAGGGCTAGCCGCTAAAGAAAAATGGGAGAAGTATGGTAAACTTCGTCCAGACTACGAAGAATATGTAAAGACTCTCAGGATTACCGAAAAAATAGATCAAGAAGTCCTCAATAATTTAGAGGGCTTAGATGAAAAAGAAAATTATATTATTGATAGCAACGGCAACGCTGTTCATCTCGGTAGCTAATTCTGAAGTTGTTATAAGTTATGACACGCCCAACATAGGGGATATTAGTACTACGACAACTTATAGCGTAGGATCTCCAGCAGTTACTGGAAACTTAATTAGTCAAAATTGGGTTGATGGTAGTTGGGTTGGTACTCAATTTCCAGACAGTTCAGATATCAATGAACAAAAGTATGTAACTGGTAAGGCTTCTAAATATTTAGAAACAACTATTAATTCTGAAGATCATCTTAGTCTACAAGAATTAAAATTAGGTTTTACATCTAACTTCAGCGTAGATGCGAGATGGTGGAATCCAGTTCCGTCAACTTTCACAATGAAGCAGATCGCCACTAATGGAGATGACACTACTACACAAAGCATAACATTTGAAGATACGACAAACCATAATTACCAATTTAATAATTATGGAAACACTTTAGTTATGAATGCTGATCCAAACTTAACTCATGGTACTCTTACTGCTCGGTTTGAGTTCGATATTCCATCCAACTCTTCTTATAATGGGGGCCACAACGGAGTCGATTTGACCAATCCTAGCTTGGTGGTTTCACATACAACTTTAGAAGAAACTAGTGTTACGGAAATTTTATATTGTTGGGAACAGATTCCAAATACTTGCCCTGGGAATGATGAGATAAACGAAGTCGAAACAATCCTTGATACATTCCAAGACGATCTTGAAACAATAGATTTGGATTTTCAAAATGATTTCTATGAAGAAGTTTATTTTAACCCAATAGATTATTATGAGTTTGAAGAAGTTGAGATAGAAGATATCCAAGAGTTTGAAGTCACCGATGTTTACTTGGATGATTTCATGTATGAGCCTGAGTTTATTTACGAGTCAGAGCCAATGATAGAAGATTTCGATATGTCATTTGAAGATGAAATGTATATCGAGGAAACTTTCTATGAAGAACCGATCTTTGAAGATTTTAAAATGCTCTCTCCAATGGACGAAGAAATGTTTGTTGAGGAGTTTACAACTGAAGAATTTATAGAATCTTTCGAGGAAGAATTTGAAATGGCGATGCTCGATGAAGAGCCAGTATTTGAGGATGAACCTATTGAGTTCTTCGAAGATGAACCCCTGGAAACAGCCTCAACAGAAGAAGAGATAATCGAAGAAGAGATTATTGAAGAACAACCCCTAGAAACGAAAGACGAGGAGATAATTGAAGATGCCCCGGAACCTGAACCATCCATTGACGAGAAGCCTATCACAAACGAACCGAAGGAGAACACAAATGCTATCGAAGAAGAAACCACAGATGATATCGATTCATCCAAAGAAGAAGATATCCAAGAAGAAGAAACAACCGAAGAGAAAGAAAGCCCAAAAATTAAAGAGAGCACCGAAGAAGAACCTAATACAGAAACTGATATCGGCTCTAAACAAGATACTGAAATCTCTATAGAAGTTAAAATAGCAAAAATCGAAGAGAGAATTAAGCAAGATATTAAGAACGAAATACAAAGATTAGAAGTAACTCTGAATGTGGTTAATGAAATAGTTAGCCGAGAGATGATATCTCAACAGCCAGACATTTCTGATTATTTCGCCATGAACTCAAGCATGATTGATAACAGAAAACTACCAGGGGATAACCCTGCTTTCTTTATCCAAGCGGATTTAAGTTCATACCAACAACCGATCTATCTTCAACAAGCTAACCTTGTTGGCGAGGATCCAGTAATCCAACATAAAATTAAAATGCAGAAGCATATTAATAAAACTAATGAAGCATATAAGAAACTAAAGGAGTTAATTGATGCAAGGAATAATATCTAAAGTCCAAACAATAGGGATGCTAATTGCATTAGTATCAACCATTGGGGCAGGATTCTATGCCTATGGAGTTTTTAATAATCGTATAGATGTACTAGAAACTAAAGAATATACCATTGAACAAAAAGTTGATCTCTCAGGAATTAATGATGCAATTGCTAAGATCCACGAGAAAATCAATGAAAGATCAAATGCATTAGGTGCAGCTCAAGATGATGATTATGAAGAGATCCAAGAGTCTTTAAGATCTTTAGGTACATCTCTTGAAAGCATAAAAGCATCAGTTGCAATCAATGAGGCAGCTATAGAATACCTTGATGCAAAAATAGAAGAATATAAAGCAGCTCAGTCTAATCCATTATTAAACTAATATATGGAGTGCAAAAATTGTGGGCATGAGTTACACCAAGGCAACTCAGGACAATGTCCAATCGAGGATTGTGAATGCATTAATCCAGAACCTAATGCTTTGGATGAATTTTTAGAAACGATAGGAAAAGGGAAAAAAGGGGTTACCACTTAATTTTATTTTTCTTGATTTATATAGAGTTTTTTTTACTTCTTATTGGTAACCCCAACCAATAAAATCAATAACTTAGGTATGAATCTTGTCAATTATGATTCCTCCGCTCTAACCAACTGAGCTACCCCGCCACGCAGAAAACTGCGAAAAAAAAATTAGGGGTTACCACTTTTTCGTTAGGGGTTACCACTTTCCCACTTCTCTATCGCAGCTTCAGTCATCTTATAATTCCTTGGAAGATAAGTTTCAAGGATCTTCTTTGTTTCTTCAATCGTGTGTCCTGAAATAGCTGATATCTGTATATCAGTCACTCCAATCTCAGCCATCCTTACCATTCCTGTCCTGCGTAAATCGTGAAAAGAATTATTTTCTAATAGATGTTTCTTTTTAAACTTCAAAAACTTTTTTTGAAAACTATCATACGATGTTTTTTTAACCAATGTATCTTCATTGTGAGTACGCAAATACGCATCAAGCGGTTTCTTTAATCCTTTGTGTACTTTTATTCCCACCACTTTATTCACTCTCCTTTTAGTCTTTGCTTGTTTGAGGGTTATTTTCTCACCATCATAATTACTTCTTTTTAATTCTAGAATATCCCCTATTCTTTGAAGAGTATAAATTCCTAACAATAAAATAATATATTCCGTTGAAGTCAACTCATCTTTATTGTTGTGAAGTATTTCAATATCTTCTGTGGACCAAATTTGTTCTCTCTCAGTTGTTGGTATTTTACCAAAAGCAGAAACAGGATTAATAGGAACAATTTCTCTTACCTCTTCTTGGTTAAATAATATTCGAAGAGTTGATAAATATTTATTAGCTGCATCTTCTGAAATCTTTTTTACAAAAAATTCTTTAATAGATTGTACATCACTTCTAGTAATTAAATTTATTTGAATGTCACCATACAAATCTTTAAACTCTTTAATATGACGGCTATAACTTTTTTTTGTATTTTTAGCTTTGGTTTTATATGCCGTTGAGTTTTCGTATAAATCACACATCCAAGATACACTTCCGTAAGACCCTGGTGATTTAAAAGTATTATCAATCAATACATACTCTTTATGAAAATTATGATGGTCTGGAGATACTGAAATTCTAGCGTGATATTTTTTATCACGGAAATAATAATAATATTTTTTAATTATTTTTTTAGATTTTTTAGAACGAGATCGTCTAGTGATTTCTTTTAAGTACTTGTAATTGTGTTTCATGAGCTGCTCTAATACCACTATCCTTTCGAATTGTGTCATTATCTAGCCAAGCATCAACTTTTTTTATGTCGTATTTGTTCAAAACTTTTTCTTGTTTTGGGAAACCTATAGCATGTAGCTTATTTTCCTTATCTAAAAAAGACGGATAACTAAGTCCTAGATATAACGCTATTTCTTTTTTATTTTTTAATCGTTGTGTCATCTGCTATTTGGTTTAAGGATCTATTTTCAAGGTCGTAAGCAAATAGTTCTTCAATAGCACAGGGGGAAGTTTGGATCTCGGGTAGTGCGTAAACGAAATCCTCTATTGCTACATTTTCAACTATTATTTGCTGGTCTGCCCAATTTCTAACATTGGCTACATCTAATTCTTTATCTCTATTTTTTTTATTATCTGGTCGTACCTTATCAACTCTTTCATAATAAAAATAAATAGTAACTGTATTCGGAAGGTTACTTTCATCTTGGGTTATCCACCCAACACAAATTCCATCTAAATTTAAATCATATTTTTCTGGATCCTTGAGTTCAATAAGACAATAATTACCAAGACAAGTATCGTATAATTTTACATTTTTCTGGAGTCTTTTACCCATTTGTCCGTATATAGAATAACAATCATTCCAAGGAGTGTCCCACTTCACTACGACAGGATTTTTAATCCTACAAGTTTGAAGCATTATATTATGTCGCCAGATATTATTTCTAGCTCCAATCTTTAAAGAAGTTATTGTTGGATCATTTTGTTTAGCTCTAAATGTTCCAAGCACAGGTATTGAAGTATAATTTTTTAAATCACTTACTAATGCAGATTCCTCAATAGGAACTGTTGTACTTCCAGAAATTTTATTCCAAACTTTTCTATATTTTGGATACGCTTTTAATAATTTATTAATGACATTGATTGTTGTTGTGTGTCCACTTCCAGGATTAAAGTGTTCTCTTTGCATATTATATAGAGTCTTTAAAGCAACCCCAGATTCATCTGCAATCTCATCTAACTTCTTATTTTCATCTAATTGAATAGTATTAACTACCATGAAAAAATCCGAATTGGATTTAACTGGTCCACTCGCCTTAAATTCAATGTCGAATATCTTTCTATCGGTAGGACTTAAAGTAGCCATAATACCACTTTCAACCTCAGATGCCTTTAATCTTGGCAAATCACCCTCCTCCTCTCTGTAGTCATTTATAATCTTATATATCATATAAAAAAAGTCCTTTTTTCCTCAGATCGAAAAATTAGGCATATAGAAAGATATTGTCAAGTAAAAAAAGATAAAAAATAGTAAAAAAAAATTAAAAAAAATGTTTGACTTTACATTGCCTAAGTCTATAAGGGTGAAATGTTTATATGCTTACATTTTTTTACAATATATAAAGACGAGAGTTTTAGGTAGATTCCGAGCATATAAACCCCAGTTTCTTAAAGCTCTCGTCTACATTAAGGAGGTAAAAAACTATGAACATCAGTAACTTAACAACTGAGGTCTTAGACCAATATAAAGATGATCCAGCTAAAGCAGCGGAGCATTTATCTGATTCTGAGTTTTCAGAATTACAATCTTTATTGAAACACGCAAATGATTTCAATAAAGGCCGTAGTGAGATATTGCAAAAAGCAATGTACTCAAAATATGGCGAACAAGCCAATCAAATAAGAGAAGCCAAGAATAGTAAAGGACAAGTGTCCTGGAACTCTCTAGAAAACCCAATGCTATCAATCTCTTCTACTAGCCCTATCACTACTAAATGGGACAGTAAGTCATTCTGGGCGGTTGTACTTAATAAAGTAAATGGAGCGGACCCAAAGGGCAATGATCTTAAATCTGTCCTAGTGGCTGATTTATTAAAACTAGGAGTAGACATTAAGATTAATGTTTCAGATAGCAACTGGCTAAAAATTAAAGCAGGAGATACGGAACTACATCAAGCGGCTAAAAAACTATTAGAGCCTTTTAGAACTGTAGAGCCTAAGAAACCTACTTTTGCAATTAAATTAAAAAAAGAAAAGGAGGAACAGTAATATGAGTGGTTATTCAATTATAACACCAGACCAGAGAGCAGCTCATTTGGCAACGCAAGGGCCAAAGATTCTGTTAACTGGTTCTTTTGGTGTGGGAAAGACTTACACAATAAGAACTATTCCTAAAGAAATGAAAACGATTGTACTTGATATTGAGAGTGGTCTTATGACTGTGAATCAATGGATGAGAACCGAAGAGGGATCTCATGTACAAACAATCAGAATTGAAACATACGAAGATTTTGAAGATATAACTGTTCTAGCATGTGGACCAGATAAGTCCGCATCGCCAGATAGTCCTATGTCCCAAGCTCATCACGATCATGTGATGCAAAAAAGAGCTGCGGCTGGGATTGATGTTGAGTCAGAAAAAAAGATGTTTCAAGAAGCAGATGTATTTTTTATAGATAGTATATCTGATTTAACAAAACTAGCATTCGCCAAAGCTAAAAGAGAAGAAACAACTAATAATCTTATGCGTGTTTATGGCAACATGGGATCTTGGGTGTTGAGTGCTCTTAGGCATTGGCAACATAATCATACAAAAACAGTCATTTTCTCTTGCAAACTTAGTCAAGAAGAAGATGAAATGGGACGAAAGTCTTGGGTTATTGAAACTGAGGGAAGAAAAATTAAAAACGAACTTCCTGGAATAGTAGATGAAGTTATCACTCTTGCTGATATTGAGCAAAAAGGTGAAAACGGAATACCTACTGGCAGTTTTAAAGCCTTTGTATGCACAAGCCCCAACCCAGGGGGGTATCTGGCGAAAGACAGGTCAGGTCGCTTGGCGGGAATTGAACAGCCGCATTGGGGAAACTTGTTCAAAAAAATGCGTGGAAACGGAGCCGAGGAAGTAAGCACTACCAAAACAGCCTCGACTCCTGTTGCCCTTAAACCAATGAAGGAAACAACAAATGGATAATACCTTTAATACCGACTATAGTAAAGCGAAGTTGACCGCCCACTCTGAGTCGCAAAATCAATTTCTTAAAGACAATAAAGTAGATATCTCTAGTAATGAAAATCAAGCATTACCAGAAGGTACACCTGCTGTCTTGGGAATTGCAGTCAACACTCGCTTTGTAGAAAAAAAAGAAGCAGAAAATAGACCAGTCAATAATGGACAGGTTTATTTATCACCTAAAGGAATGTGGATGGTTCCATTTACTATGACTGTACTAAGTCATAATGGAGTAAAATTCGTAGAGAAATACTATCCAGTACAAAGTGAAATACAATCTGCACCAACTCTTGAACAATATCATGCCCTACAAGGCACGGATCGATTTAATCAAATCAATCTGGATATTATGGAAGCTCAAGATAAACAAGCTGCTTATGCAAAATTGTATAAAGGTCAAATGACAAGTCTTAAGATGAATGAAAATTTCATCCCAGATGTTATACAAGCTGCAAAAGGAATAGCTTGGAATGATGAAACGGCCCCAGAATTTAATTTGGGAGCCAATATGTTTCAATCTTTAGACGGAATGGCTTTCCCAGTTATCTTATCATTTAAAAAAGATACTGGTTATGGAGATAAGAATGAAATTAAGTCAATTATTCTTCCATTCGATAACCAAGGTCAGCCAAATCCAGAGTACACCACAGTAATGAACGATAGAATGGAGGGAAGACAAACATGGATTCCTGGAAATTCTGGTGAGTCATTCAATACAAATGCATTTGATAATCAAAATGCAAATGTAGGTGGAGCACAACCAACTCCAGAAATGGATCCTGGTTTTTCTGCTCCAGCTTGGAGTACTAACTAATTAAAAGAGGGCTGGTTTTTATAGTGGGTTATTAGTTCATTTTCCCCACCTCCTTTCTACCAGCCCTCACAACATCTAAAGAGGAACATTGATGTCAAAGGTAATAGATTTTAGTAAAGAAAAAGAGAAACGGATCAAAAAAAGAGCCGAGAATGAGATAAAAGATTTTTTATCTGATCAAGGCGTTCACCTGGAAACTATCAATTTCGAAGAAAATAAAGGTGAGGGAATTGTAGATATTGAATTTACATTAGATTTCGAGGTGGATGAATGATACTCCGTCCTCGACAACAAGAATCAGTTTCAAAATGCATTGATGCATTAAATACAAAAGGAAATACTCTTTTAGTAGCAGCTACTGGGTACGGAAAAACAGTAGTCACTTCAGATATTATTGGAAAATTAAATGCTGAGAGAACATTAGTTATCCAACATAGAGATGAATTAACAAATCAAAATCTTTCAACATTTTCAAAACTAAATCCAGAGATAGAAACAAGTATCGTTAATGGCGATAATAAAGATTATTCTGGAAGAACAATTTTCTCAATGGCTCAAACATTGAGTCGTATGAAAAACTTACAAGAGCTACCACCAATAGATTTATGTGTGATTGATGAGGCTCACCACGCAGTTTCAGATAGTTATTTAAAAATTATAGATCACGCAAAAGAAAATAATCCAAATCTTAAAGTCTTTGGTGTTACCGCTACCCCTAATAGAGGCGATGGTAAAAATTTAAGTAAGGTGTGGGATAATTGTGCTGACCAGGTACATATCGGTGAGCTAATTATGTCTGGCCTTCTGGTCCCACCAAAAACATATCAAATTGATCTTGGGGTTAATGAAAGACTCAAAGAAGTAAAACAAAATTTAAACGATTTCAACATGAGTGATGTTGAAGAAATTATGAATAAACAAGTTCATAACAGATCAGTTGTAGAACATTGGAAGAAAAAAGCTGGTGATCGTAAGACGATTGTTTTTTGTTCAACAGTAAAACATGGAGAGAGTGTGTTGTCAGCTTTTCTAGATCAAGGGATTACTGCTGCATTAATAACTGGAGATACATCTGAGGGAGATAGAAAAGAAATTTATAGTGATTACGACTACGGCAACATTCAAGTTCTTATTAGTGTAATGGTTTTAACTGAGGGATTTGATAGTCAGCCAACAAGCTGCGTAGTTTTACTCAGACCATCCTCTTATAAATCAACAATGATTCAAATGATCGGCAGAGGTCTGAGAGTTGTTGACCAGGAGAAATTTCCAGGAGTAGATAAAAGAGATTGTATCGTGTTAGATTTCGGCATTAGTTCCTCCCTACATGGTACATTGGAGCAAGAGGTTAATCTACTTGCCGAAAAAGACACCAGACAAAAGTCTTCAAACCCATTTAAGATTTGCCCTGAGTGTTCAGTAGATGTCCCTCTTGCTTCACTTAATTGCCCTTTTTGTGGATACGATTTTGATTCCAAAAGAATCCAATACATGAACAAAGAAATTGTAATCGATTTTGAAATGAGAGAAGTCGATCTATTAAAAAAATCCCCATTCCTTTGGGTAGATTTATTCAATCAGCAAGACACATATATGGCTGCTGGATTTAATTGTTTTGCAATGATGTTGCGTGTTAGTGAAAACGATTGGGTGTCAATCGGTCAAAAAGAAGGAAGACAAGCAAAAAAATTATTCATAGGAGAAAGATTACATGCATTGGCAGTCGCTAATGATTTTATGTGTCGTTATGAAATGGGCGATGCATCAAGAAAATCTAGAAGGTGGTTAAAAGAAAGACCAACACAAAAACAACACGAGATACTAAACAACAAATATAAGTTTGATTTTTCAATAACAAAATACAAAGCAACGGCTCTTATTAAATGGAAGTTTCATGGCTCATTAATAAAAGACATCGCCTTATTGGAGAGAAGAAAAGTTGCTTAATGGCGAAGAGAGGAAAAAAAATACCATGGAGAATAAAGAAAAAAGTTTTGGAGGAAAAAGTTAAAGTGCTTGATCACAGATTCAAAGAGGCATTAGTCACATTCCAGGGAGTTATACATTCTCTTATTAAGAGAACTACTGACGAAGAAATTAAACCTTTATTGAAAGCTGCATTAACAGACCAACCTTATCGAACTGACAATCTCGTAAGGAAGATGATCAAAGATAGAAAAATAACTAGTGAGTGTGCGATCTGTTCAATTAATTGTTATGGCACAGAAGCAATGCCTAGAAAAGTTTCGTTTCCGTGTGGGTTATATCAATGTCCATTTGAAGTAGAGAAACTAAAGAAAAAAATAACGATTGAAGAATCATTAGAAACATTAACACAAGTAAAAAAGGATTACCTCTATGACTAAAATATATCAAAGAATACAACACATATTAGATTTCGGTTTAGACATCGTAATGGGAGCAAGGCAAAAACAAAATGGCGATGTTAAACGCAACCATGAAAATATTGCAAGGATGTGGAATGCTTTTCTATATCACAAACTTAAAGACGGACAAAAAATAACTGGAGCAGACGCAGCTACTTTAATGGGGTTATTGAAAGTGGCCAGGACATTATCTGGGCATTTTAACCTCGATGATTATGTAGACGGAGCAACATACCAAGCAATCTCTGGGGCTTTGAGAGAAGACGAAGTCGAAACTAAATTTAACGAACAAGGAAACTTAAACTAATGAAAGGAAAGAATGTTATGGCAGAAGTACATCATGGACAAGGTGAAGTTTTAGAAGACGGAGCTTTGTACAACATTAAAACTCTTATGACGGATATTAAACAAAAAGATATTCAAATTAATGAGTATCTAAAACAAATATCTGAATTAAAAAGTCAAATTAAGCTATTTGAAAGAACAGTAGTTGAAGAACAAAAAGCAAGATACCAGTCTTATCAAAGAGTTGGGCATTTAATAGACAACCAATCTGTTTTCGTTAAGCCATTTTTAAATTGGCTGAAAGGATTCAAGTTTTGGTAAACTTTAGATCAAATTATTCTGCAACCCCAGGTGATCTCTTTAATAAAAGAGTAAGTTTCGCTATTGATTCTGCATTGGAGAAAAGAAATAAAGAAGCAAAGCGAAGAACATATCTGGGGCCATCCGCTATTGGCAGAGAATGTATGCGTGAAGTCCAGTATGGATTCATGGGACAAGCTAAAGATTATGACTTTACCGGGAAGACATTAAGAATTTTTGATTTCGGACACGAGTCAGAAACTTTAATGGCGAACTGGATGAAAGATGCTGGGATTCTTTTAGAAGACTATAACCCTAAAACTGGAAAGCAATGGGAATTTGAAATCCAAGTTGGGAAAGAGGGGAAAGTTGCTGGGCATTGTGATGGCATTATTAAAGGATTGAAAGATTCGGTCCCAGAAAAAGAAGTTATCGAAAAATATATGCATGGGTTTCCTTGTTTATGGGAGGCGAAGTCTATGAACAATAGTAAGTGGAACGCCTATAAAAAGAATGGAGTCCGTGAAAGTCATTTTGAATATTATGTCCAGGTACAGTTGTATATGGCTTTCATGAAATTAACTGACAACCTTTGTTGGTTTACAGCAGTTAATAAAGACACGGCAGAACTTCACCATGAATTTATCGGTTATGATTCTCAAGTTGCACAACAATACTCTGATCGAGCTTATGAAATAATTATGGCAACCGAGAGAGGTGAACTATTGCCAAGAGCTTTTGATGATCCTTCTTATTTCAAATGTAAATGGTGTTCTTATCGAAACACTTGTTGGGGGAAGAAGTGAGAGCAACAGACGGAAAACATTTTCCAAGCAAAAAGTTTAAGGAAAACTACGATGAAATATTCAAAAAAATCAAGCACATAGAAGAGTGCAAAGAAGAGGTAAGAAAATTAAGAAATAAAAAAAATGAGAGTTAGGGAAAAAGAATTATATGTCGGCATTGCCGAAGTTAGAGATTTCATGGCAGCTCTTGGAATACCGAGAGGGTTTGAGCAAGACACAATTAGAAAAAAGATTCGCAAAGGGAAATTTGGAGTCCCTTTCGTAACTGTCGGTTTGACTAAATATTTTAAAAAGGAGGATTTAATAAAATGGTTAGAGAATCAATAAATATTTTTTTAAAGATATTAATTGTTTTGCTTTTAGTTTGGTTTTGTTTGACCTGGAATAGCACAAGTCAAAAACTTGACATGACAATTACACAAGCAACAAACAGCGACTGGTGTTCCCCTGAGATAGAACTGCTGCGTAATCAAGTGTCAGACCTTTGGTATGAGGCAAAACAATGAGTTTATTATTAATGAGATGGAGATTTTATAAATTTCTTTGCAATCTTTTAACAACAAAACAAAGGGAGAAAAAAAATTGACTAAAACTTGCATTACTTGTGGCGAAGAATTTCAAATAACTAAATGGCAGAAGTTGAGAAAATATTGTTTCAATACGAAATGCAGTAAAGGTTATTACAACACAACAAATAAAACCAGGAAGAAAAAATGAAGAAGATAATAAAAACTCTTTGGAAACAAAATCCAGAAACCGATATTGCAAAAGATCCAGATCCGTCTGACTTAACAGTCGACAATGCTTATAAAACCAGGTGGATTTGGTATCACACTTTTATGGCTTTAGAACTTTTAATCATAATCTTTTTACTCATAGGAATACTTATTAAAATATGATCAACCAAGATACGGAAAAATTTCGCAGACACGGAATAACAAGAAAATGTGTCCACGAAACAGGCAGATACTATGTCAATGCACAATATATAAATGATATGTCTTTATGGTCGGTGAGAATCTTCCATAAATATCAAGAGGATATCAACAACAAAGGCTCTTACATGGCGGTATTCTCAGCTTATCTAACTGAAATGATTCAGAAATATCCAGGTGATGCAAAAAAAGGATTGAAAGAATGTTCTGAGAGAGAACTAAGAAGATCAGACGGCTCACCAATGACAATCGTAGGTCTTATCGCAGATCATTTATTGGAAGATTATTATATGGAGAAACCTTTATGACTAAAAAAATAAAAAACCCTCTACCAGAAGAGGCAAAAATAAAAGCACTCATTAGTGTAGATCCTGGAATCAAAAGTATGTTTGATGCCATGCAAACTCATGTTCAACCAACGATTGAAAAATATTCTGACAAAGCAAGGAACGAGGAAGAACTATTTATACTCAAGTTAGATATCCTGGGCCACTTACATTGTGCATTAGTGGAACAAATTAAAGAGGTGTTTAAAGATTTTAATTTACCTAAAGAGGCTTTCGAGGAGTTTATAAAAAACAATTTAAAATTAGCGTCAATGCCAAAAATACCACCAAGAGGAAGAAATTGAACAAAAAAGAAGCTCATATCTGCACGAGGATGCAAACTTTTGATGTCCAGGATACTAGGACACCCCCTAGATTTGAGGTAAATCGATGATGGAAACCTTTAGAACAGATTTTAGTGTTGGCACGAAGATTGATAAAGAGGCAATCGAAGTCTATCTAAAAACTGTTTATGGATATTGCGAGGGGTACATTCCAATCCGTATGTTTATGGAAAAAGGAGCAACCGGGAATCAATACCAACAATTACATTGGATACCAACCTCAAACTTAGAGGGAATGATGCAGCAATTAAAGCCTTTGGTAGAACGAGGTAGAAATTTCAAAATGGGAGTTTATGTAATACCTGGTACAACAACGGAACGCAATCAAGGTAAGGCATCAGATATAATTAATTACCCTTGTTTTATTGTTGATATTGATAGTGGAGATATTGAGGGAACAAAGAATTATATTATCGCACAGTTAGGACAACCTACTCTTGAAGTTTATAGTGGCGGTAAGACGGAAGATAACTCTTATAAAAGACATTTGTATTGGAAGCTAACAGAAGCTGCGACTGGAACTGATATTAAAAGATTAACCTCGGCACAAAAATTGGCAGCACAAAAGATTGGAGCAGATCCAAGTTTCGGCTCCCCTCACCAACCCATAAGATTACCAGGTAGTGTGCATCAAAAAAATAATAAAGCCTCACAAGTGAGGATCGCTAGTTTTTCAAAAATGGAATACGACATTGAAGAAATTATCGAGAGTGTCGAGAGCATGGATATTATGCCTGGAATAAATGTGAGTCCAGAAAAGCTAGTAGATAAGAAAACTCCAATGGAAGATATGTATAAGGAGCAAGTTTACGAGGGAGCGGAGGCAGGAGAAACAAGGTTTGAAGCAATGGGTAGAGCAATCGGATGGAGTTTAACTAGGCATTTTGAAGGACATTGGACACTTGAAGAGGCATGGAATGATGTTGTTGGATATAACCAAACAAAAGTCAATCCTCCTTGGGAGTTAGATAGAGTTAAAAAAGACTTTGATCGCATCTATCAAATTCATTACGACAAACATGGGGCTCCTAAAATGAAACCTAAAGAGTATCCTTTAGAGGGGAACGATTGGTCTGAGATTGTAGATGATGACACTCCATTACCACCAGAAATTATTGAAGGTTTACTAAGAGAAGGTGAGTTTATGGTTATCGCTGGTCCCCCTAAATCTCAAAAGTCTTTGTTAATGCAAGAAATGACTTACTGTATCGCAACCGGGAATAAATTATTAAATCGTTTTGATGTTCCAATACCGCAACAAGTTGTTGTTATCCAAGCAGAAATGTCAAAGGCTCAGTTATCGGCAAGACTGAAAGCAGTTAAAGTAAATCCTGCAGAAAAAGCATTGCTAAAAAGGAACGCAAAATTCACTTATCGTTTTACAAAAGTTTTAAATGACGATGGAAGTAAGGATGTTATTGATTGGATTGATCGTGTGTGTGGCCAGGATAAACCCCAAGTAATCATCTTTGATCCTTTATCTAATATTTTTGATGGTGATGACGAGAACTCGAATGTTGAATTGATGAAATTTATTCGAGATCGTATCTGGGTATTAAGAGATCACATTAACCCTCAAGCTGCGGTAATTCTTATTCACCATTCCAATAAAGTGAATAGAAATCAAATGATGGAAAATCCTTTCTTGGCAATTCGAGGAGCATCAGCAATTCAAGGAGCTTATGATGTTGGATTATTTATCACTAAAACAAGCGAGGACACTTTAGATCGTAGATTATTCTTCCAAACAAGAGCAGTCCAGGAGCCTAAACCTATGACTGTTCATTACCAAGACGGACATATGCTTGATCGAGGTGATGCTTTTGATCGAGATAGTGGAGTTAATATCACGGATAAAATGTCCTTAGATCGCTTTAATCAGGTCAATAAGTGCCTAGGATTACTCTTTAGGGAGGCAGCAAAGGGTAAGTATTATAATAAGAATCAATTCTGCTTAAAATTCGCTGATAAGTATAGATTGGGGAGTGCTGCGACCATAAGGAATAATGTCAATACTTTGCTTACTCAAGGTTGGATTATGCTCTTTAATGGAGAGCAAGTTGGCGAGAAGATCATCAAGGGAGGCAAGTTTTTAGTGGTCAAAGATATGCCTGTCTGGGACCCAGCAGATAAGAATGTCAAACCTAATATGACAATCAGACCTACTCATTTTGTTGATCCTGGAACTGGAGAGGTGAGAGAAGTTGGTCCAGAAGAACTAGATTCAAAAGGCGAAGTAAAGTGGATGGTGAGTGATTATGACTTCAATTAGTCTGAATGACCATTCAGGAAATAGGCTTCAAGATAGTATTACTATCTTAAAAGTTGGCAAATTTAAGATGGTAATTACTATCTTAAATGGTCTTAACTTGTTGAATTTATTAAGGAAATCGGAGTGTTAAGATGGTAAATGAAAGTTTACCCATTACTATCTTTAACCCTTTGAAATATATAACGAATTTAAGATGGTAAGATAGTACTCTTATATAATAAGAGAGGGGTAAAAATAAATTTTTACACCCTCTCGCTAAGTAAAAACGAAAAATTGCAGCATGGCTAAGAAGAAAAAAAAGAAGTCCAAACCACTCCCAGCGAGAGATGTTGGCACTCAGGAATTGCAAATGAAAAGAGCATTACTTGTTGGTCCTGGAGATCCCAACTTTGCTGAATCGGTACTTGGGGTTTTGTTTGCTCGTGGCTTTATTAATTCCTACCAACTCAAAGGCGGTCAGCAATATTCAAATCTAAGAAGAAAGATTTTTGGGTCCCCATTTCCTAAGACTAGTTCATTACTTGGCGGAGGCAAAGGTATAGGTGAGATAGATGAAGAAACAGAAATCCGCATAAGAGATAGATATGATTTGGCAGCTTCTTACTTGTTTGATTGCGGTAATACAATCAGAATTGCGGTAGATAAAATTTGCATCTATGATGTTATGCCATACTCTTTGATCAACAACCCAAGAAACAATAAAAACCTACTAAAAGACCTTAAAATAGGTCTTAATGCAATTTGTAAGGCTTTAGGTATCTAAAGAAAGGGGATGTTTCCACCCCCTAACTTTTTTAGCGTTTGCGTCTGTTATCTTGAATTTCTAGACCGCTTCCGCCTCTTAACTTAATGTTTACATTGTAAAGAGATTCAAAACCATCTTTCTTTTCACACCATTGTAAAACATTTAAGAGTACCCATTGATCTTCAGTATCATTGAGATCTCCCCAAGTTTGAACCAAAAACTGATGATTTTTCTTGTGGTCAATTTTTAGTTCTTTAGTTCCTTGTAGAAAGTAACTCATAATATCACCTCCTTTCACCCTATTATAACATATGGGTTTTTGTTTTTTGGCTGTTTTGAGCCATTTTTGAGGTTTTTGAGAAAAAAAGCTAGGAAAACTGCGAAAAAGAAAATGAAAAAAAAGCTTTTTTCGATTTTGTCTGAATAGTCATTCAATTTAAAACTCCCCCTTAACTATTAAATCAATATCCCATTCAGCATTATGCAGACAAGCTCCCACATCACCCATAGTTTTAAAATCTGAATCTAAAACTTGTCCTAACATATCGCAAATTTCATAACCATATTCACCATAAGCATTGCAAGGAAAATCCGCCTCTTCTTGATCTTCCAAAAGCTGCCATTTTACCCACTCTTTATCTGGCTCTTGCTCGTAAACTTTAATTATATATCCACGATAAAAATGATTTATTTCTTTATTCATTTTCGGTCCACTTTACCCCTAGATAACATTGTTTTAAAACTAATTGCTGTAATTACCTCATTCAAGTAAATTTGATGTTCATAGAAAAATTTTTCCAAACAAGATTTAGTGCAAAAAAATCGGTTTTCTGGTTTAATGGTTTTATTGTATTTCCACTCCAATTTCTTATCTGAAGACCAATTATCTATAACTCCATTTTCGTCATACCAATTACCCTCAAAATATCTAGGATATCCAACTGAGTTTCTTTCGCTTGGGTA